GACATTAAAGCTATACTTAGCCCTAATCCACAAACAAACGATATGAATAATCTTTTCAAACTATTACATACCATTGATGGTATTTTGAACCGGTTAACACCGGTCGCTCCTACATTCTTGAAGCGACACGGTGGAACAACTCAATGGCTTTTCCTTCTTGAGACCCAAGATTCTTACGAATCTGAATTATCTCGAGAAACCACTGAGCTCTCGGCTCCCGTCTTCCCTTTACATTGGAAGATGAATGAAGATTGTGAACCTTGTTCACTCTTAGGGGATTATCTTATTCCCTCTGAATCATCACATGCGACTGATTCCTCTGGATCACCTCTTCCTCGTCCCTCTAAGCTTCAACAAGCTTTCTCGGTCGATTATAAGATGATTCAGGTTCTCTCCGGTCTCCGAGCCTATCTTTTGATACTCGTTGATTCCGCTGCTCTTACCTGCAGGAAGGATGGATCTCCGGATCCTGACTTTGTTGGGAACTTCCCAGATCAAAATGCTCGTTCTGCTTTACGCATTATGAGAGATTGGTCCGAGGAGGATTTCGTTGCAAACGCTAAGTATTGGAAGGACTGGCCTCTCGCCAGTTTCCTTAAAAATCATCTGCCGCCCAAGCCTGCGTCATGGCACTACGGTCCTGAGAACACCCTTTTCTCAGGACCACTGCGGGTGTACGTAACGCGATGTATTCGCTACGATACCACCCGCCCGGATGCTGACAACTTTTACCGTGTTGTCTATGGTATATCGCAATCCAAACGAGGTTTTGCTACTGTACCAAGGAGTTTTGTTCTCGGTGCTCTCATCAAGCATCGAAGCAAACTTTCCTCTCCCCCCAATGGAATTTTCGACGAAACTAAACTCGTTCAGTTCGTTGATATCCTTCTTAAAGGTTTCCGCTGTCCATCTATACTTAAGGAATTATCTCAACTAGAGGCCTCTACCCGTGCCTCTGTTGATCTTCCCCGTCGTATGGGTGGTGCCCGCGAAGATCTCCGTACTATCCTTTACGGCAACTCTCCACCTATAGAGTTGATAAGAATGGTAGAACTTTCTCCTGGTGAGGTAGTCTCCGAGTATGGTCAGTATCCACTGTCCTCCTCCGACTGGTTCGACCTCATTAAGCAACCTCGAGATTTCTGGGCAACCGTTCCAGAAACAGTCACTTCCCGACTGAAGTTCGACTTTCGCTCTTACCCTCGAGCGAAAGTTGCTGAGGTCTTGGAGCCTTTGAAAGTCCGTCTTATCACCGCGATGGACTCTCTTAGGACCTTCGTTGCGAAGCCCCTTCAACAAGCACTCTGGAAACATCTTCGTTCCCTTGAGCCTTTTAAGTTGATTGGTGAGCCCGTAACGGAGTTCATTCTCCGAGACCTTGTGGCCAGAGATCACCTTCTCTTTGGTCCTGATTCCGAGGAGGACTTCGTCTCTGGGGATTATTCTGCTGCTACGGATGGGCTTGATATACGTGTTTCAAAGGTTATCCTAAACCGTATTCTTCTCCATCTTAGCAATGAGGAGCAACACCTTGCACCTCATATGCGGGATATCCTCTTTGAGCAAGTCCTTATGTATCCTGGTTGGTCAAAGCTTGACCCTGTTCTTCAACAGAACGGTCAACTTATGGGTTCGATTTTATCGTTCCCCGTGCTTTGCATCGCCAATCTTTTTACATATATTCTTTCCCTCCCGGATCCCCTCCAGTCTCAAGTCTTGTCTGGCCGATTAAAAATCGATCGACTACCTGTACTTGTGAATGGGGATGACATCCTCTTTCGAGCATCTGATGTACATTATGAGAGATGGTTATCTTCTATCCGAACTGTTGGTTTTACACCCTCAGTCGGAAAGAATTTTAAGCATTCGAGATTCTTTACTGTAAACTCGGAGCCTCTTCAGTATATTAAACATATACCTAAGATTCCTCTCCCATTTTTACCTTTTCTACCCGGACAATCCTGGGCAGATGCAATTAATGATGGACCTTTACCGCCTGTCCCACCTCAGGTGCGAGTAGATAATGTTACCCAGCTCGGTTATCTAAACGTTGGTCTTTTAACTGGCCAAGCAAAGTTAACGGGACGTGATACTCTCGGGGCCCTTCCTTTATCAGGTTGGCACTCTGGATCCGTCCTACGAGCATGTAATCCTAAGATGATGCATAACTTCTTTTTGCATTACCATCGAGATGAGATTCGTAAACAAACCCGTTTCGATACGACTCTCAATATCTTTGCCCACCCTTACCTTGGTGGTCTAGGTTTTACAGTTCCCGAAGGAGTTGTTCCCCGTTTCTCTGAGGCCCAGCGAGCGATCGCTCGGGTCCTCTATGATCGGGCGGTTTCCTCCTATCGTGGCCAAGCATCGGATTATCCTTTGTCTTCTTTACTCTTTCTTGAGTCAACCTCGAAAGCTTCTTCTCTCATTGGACATCGTCGTTCCTTTGTAGAAGTTGCAATGTACCCTCTCGGCACACCTTTTTCCGAGAATGTTTCGAAGTTTGAAGACCATTCCGCTGTCTACCCCCTTCCCCTTACTCATCCTATCGACCCTGAGACGTCACCAATTGTCTCTTCTTGTCGTATGAGTAATAAGGATCTCCATCGATTAACCAAAAACGCTTTTAGAAAGGAAGCTCCCATGCTCGATATAGAGAGCATGACATCCTTCCCTTTCATTCCTGTAATGTTAACTCGAGAGTCTTTTAAAGATGGTATCCTTACCTCACCCTCTTCTTGTTGGTATCCTGAGGATCTTCCTCCTTCCATTGTTCCATCCATGAATAATGGGTCTGACCAACCCTCCCTCCTTCTTCCTTGTGATCCGAACACAGTTCTTGTGCAGGTTCATTCGGTTGAGCTTTGGGAGATTCCAAGGCTCCCTCTTGCCGTACGTGATTCAATTTTGAATCAGAAGTTCAAACTTCGTTCTTACCGTTCACAACTTGAACGTAAGAACCGGTCTCAAGAGATCCTGGAAAAGAAGCGTAGAATTCGTGCTCGTATCGCCAGTCGTCGCGAATATGAGTGGAATTTCTACCTTACCCCTGGTGAGGAGTAGCTGGCATTCTTGCCCCCTTCCTTTAGGGTTACAAAAGGAATTGGGTGATATAGTTTCAGGACCAAAACGGTGTTCTTAGAACTCAATAGTTCCGTACTAACCAAAATGTCGAGAGACTGCACGGCTCCTCTTCGCAGTACTATATCATGTACAGTCCCATTCCTCTTAATGGTACCCAATACATAAGAATTACAATTTTCCAACAAAATGAAAAATGTTAAATCGAATTCGTCTAAGAAGTCTGCCGGCGGTAAAGCCCGTGGACAACGACCTCAGACTAATCGACCAGCTCCTTATCGGAAGCTTGGACCATCACAACCTCGACAGCCCGGCCTTCGTAGCGTCTCCGCCGCGGCCGCCTACGCGAAGGGACAACGTAGTTCCGAACCTCGGATCTCGGGTAATTATCGTAAGACAAACATCTGTCATCGGGAATTACTCGCCAGTATCTCTGGTACGTCTACTTTTACCGTTGCGAGTACTATTGCCCTCAATCCTGGGCTTAGTTCTTCTTTCCCTTGGCTGTCAACTCAAGCCATCGGATGGGAGCAGTACAGATTTAATAAACTTAAATTCTGTTACTACTCCAGGACCGGTACCTCCACACCAGGATCAGTTATTCTGGTCCCAGATTACGATGCTGCTGACGTTGCTCCTACTAGTGAGCAAATTTCTTCAGCGTATCGTGACGCTGTGGAGGAAGTCCCGTGGGTCGAGGAGTTCTCCTGTACCCTCGATCCCTCCGCACTCCACCCCAACGGCCCTCGAAAGTTCGTCCGAATCGGAAACCTTGCAGCCAACTTAGATATAAAAACCTATGATGGAGGCAACTTCTTCGTTTGTACGAATGATGGAACCGCTGTGAACTGGGGAAAACTTTGGGTAGAATATGATGTTGATCTATTCATCCCTCAATTACCGCCCACGGGTGGCGCTACCTCCGAATCTGCAAAGATCGTTGGTAATGGCTCAGTCTCTAAGACTGCCATGTTCGGTGCAACTCCAACCATTACTGGTACTTTACAAGTTACCGGTCTCAATGCCGTCCTTACCTTTCAGACTACTGGTCAATTCCTTGTTACCTTGGATATGACTGGTACTGTCTTTGTAGCTCAATCTACCGTCAGCGCTTCAACTGCTGCTGTGGTAAATCTTCTTGCTTTAGGTAATGCTGCCGGCACTGAACAGGTTGAACAGTATACCGTAAACGTCACCTCTGTAGGACAGACATTTTCTGCTGTCCAAAATTCTACGACACTCACCGCTGTCAATTGTAGAATTGGCTCCTATCAAACCATACTTGGTTAATAGGATTTCGACTTCCCCTTTGTATATATGATCATTAATAAAATTAAAAAACAAAAAATACCAAAAAAAGAAGCACCGTCTCAAACCGGAACCCTCTATACAACATGACCCCTCGTCTTGGATCGTAATCCTTCCTCGGGAGGAAGGGAAGTATTGTATAGTGTAGCCGACCGAAGCCTATTGGCTTAGATAATGTCGTTAAACTACATCTGAGTAGTTCAAGGCTTAAAACATGTTTTGGAGGCTTCTCATAGAAACCTCCCCCTGGACTTCCAGTCCCACGAAAGGTATTCATTTACCACTAACAGGGTAACCTGTTATTTCGTAGTTCCTACGTCCGTTCTAACGTTTAACCCTCGTTAGACTAGGGTCCAATTGATACCTGTGTATCCTGTTGATGTCGTGTGCGATCGATTTTGCCATTAATTTGGTATCAAATATAGCATTCGCCTGGTTGAAATATACCAGTCTCGAGAAGGCAACCATAAGTCCTTTAATGATTAACATCAACTTCCTACCTCTTCCCATCCACACCTGGATGGGGGATCTTGTCCTAAGAAAACAAGATCCGTCAATTGCGCTACCAGATTATCACGTCTGGGGGCGGAGTGCTCTCACTCTGTCCGGCCGACTCTTCTTAGAAGTCGGGACCATGG